CTTAACTCAACTTATATCAGAACGGGTAACCATCTATTCTCCGACCTCTAAACAGTATTACAGGTATGGAGACATGATTACTATCAATAAGGTCAACATACCCCACCAAAACGTCTTATTAACCAAAATTCTAACAGGGGACAAGTCTGATAACATAGATGGTATAGAAATGTTGGGAGAAAAGACTTTGGTCAAATTGTTTCCCGAATTGTTAGTGAAATCATGTACTATCGAAGAAATCTTGGATAACGCACGAAATATTGAGCACAAGAAAAAACCAAAGGCGTTAGAGAACATTTTGATTGGTAAAACTAAAAGCGGTACATTTGGAGAACAATTCTTTGAAACAAACAAAAAAATCGTGGATCTTCACAATCCTTTAATCACTGATGATGGGAAAGAACTTGTGGAACAGATACATACAGACACAATAGACCCCACAGACCGTGGATACAAAAACTTGATGAGAATGATGATGGAGGACGGACTCTTCAAGTACCTACCCAAGAACGATGAGGCTTGGGTAAATTTCCTCCGACCATTTATGAAACTTACACGAAAAGAAAAAAGAAACACAAACAAAAATTAAAAACTTTATGAAAGAGCAAGACAGCACTAAAATGGAATTCCTTCTAACCCTTAACGACAATATTGTTGTCCAAAGGTATTTCAATGTCAGAGGTTATAATCCGGCAGCAAAAAACTCAATTGAATTCTACGACTTAATTAATGAGATTAAAGAAGACCTACAATATCACTTGAAGATGAAAACTGTTATTTACATGATGGACAATAGTGAATCCATTATGCATGACCCTTCAGTTATGGATACCTCTTATACTGATGGTCCAGAGATATTCAACATTTTCGTAAAAAATGGAGACACGACAATTTGTCATAGAATTTTTGATGGAAAATATTTTCCACCCAAAGTTCGTTATACCGTTGACGTACGACCATTTTTGAAAGACATTCTCAGAGAATTAACTGACATTTTTTCAGAACAGAGATTATCTTATCAATATTTGGATTTTGATTTGAGTAAGTGAGTATTTAATAATACACAGGGGAGCAATACAATATATGAACAAAAATTTCGATTACTTAGGAAACACTTTCCAGATTCAGTTATTGAATCAGATTGTGGTAGATAAAGATTTTTCATCATCTATTCTTGATGTCATCGAGTCCACATACTTTGATAACAAGTATTTCAAAATCATTTTACAGATGATTAAGGAATACTATGTGAAGTATGAATCAACCCCTAACTTCGAAACTCTCGAACAAATTATCAAGTCTGAAGTTTCTCAAGAATTGGTTGCTAAAATTGTTTTGGATACACTAAAACAAGTTAAGGATGCACCATTCGAAGGAACACAGTTTGTCCAAGAAAAGGCTTTGAAATTCTGTAAACAACAAGAACTTCAAAAGGCTATGGATAAGGCACAAAAAATTATCACTCAAGGAGATTTTGAATCTTACGATAAAGTGGAGGGGTTAGTTAGGGAGGCATTACAGGTAGGTGAAATAGAGAAAGGTCAGACGGATATTTTCTCTGATTTAGAAACAGTATTAGATGAGGATTATAGACATCCAATACCTATGGGTATACCTGGTATTGATAAACTACTTAAGGGTGGTTTAGCGAAGGGTGAGATAGGTGTAATCCTTGCACCAACTGGTGTGGGTAAGACAACTATCTTAACCAAGATTGCAAATACTGCATTCAACTTGGGGTACAATGTCCTTCAAGTATTCTTCGAAGACAATCCTAAAATTGTCCAAAGGAAGCACTTCACAATATGGACAGGTATCCCACCTGATGAGTTGGCAAAACATAGAGAAGATGTAATGTCAAAGGTTACTGAAATACAAGAAACAATGAAAAACAAACTTGTATTGAAGAAATTGGCATCGGATACTATGACAATGAACCAACTTAAAAATCAGGTTAGAAAAATGATTGCGGATGGAAATAAACTTGATATGATTATGTTAGATTATATCGATTGTGTATTACCTGAGTCATCATCAAAGGATGAGTGGAAAGCTGAAGGTTCGGTAATGAGAGGGTTTGAGGCAATGTGCCACGAACTCAACTTGGTTGGTTGGACTGCAACTCAAGGGAATAGAAGTTCTATTTCTTCAGAGGTAGTAACCACTGACCAAATGGGAGGGTCAATCAAAAAGGCCCAAGTTGGACACGTCATCATCACGGTGGCAAAAACACTTCAACAGAAAGAAATGAATTTGGCGACAATCGCGATAACAAAGTCTCGTCTTGGAAAGGATGGGGTTGTATTCGAGAACTGTAAATTCAACAATGAACTTCTTGAAATTGATACTGAAAGTTCAGTAACGTTCTTAGGATTTGAGGAACAACAAGAAGAGAAGAAGAGAGACAGAGTCAAAGAATTGATGGAGAAGAGAAAACAAAAGGAACAACAACAATTATAAAACACACAATTAATTATGGAAAAAATTTTAATAGAGAATCCCAACAGATTCGTTATATTCCCCATTGAGCACAATGATATTTGGGAATTTTACAAACAACATCAAGCAGCATTTTGGACTGCTGAAGAGGTAGATTTGACTAACGATATTAGAGATTGGAATAATCTTACTGAAAATGAACAATATTTCGTTAAAAATATTTTATCATTCTTCGCAGCTTCTGATGGTATTGTTAATGAAAATCTTGCAGAAAATTTCTTAAAGGAAGTACAATATCCTGAAGCTAAATTTTTCTATGGATTTCAGTTGATGATGGAAAACATTCATAGCTTGATGTATTCATTACTCATCGATACATATATCTCAAACGAAAAAGAAAAACAACTTTGTTTTACAGCATTAGATAATCTACCTGCAGTTCAAAAGAAGGCTAAGTGGGCTCTTGATTGGATTGAAAACGCATCCTTCCAAGAGAGACTTGTGGCATTCGCTGCGGTTGAAGGTATCTTCTTTTCAGGGTCTTTCTGTTCAATTTTCTGGTTGAAGTCGAGAGGTATTATGCAAGGTTTGTGTAATGCAAACAGTTTGATTTTCAAAGACGAGAATCTTCACTGTGACTTTGCAATTCACTTGGTTAATAATCACTTGGAAACTAAACCATCAGAAAAAAGAATCAAAGAAATTCTATTGTCTGCATTGGAGATTGAAAAAGAATTCATTACTGAATCATTACCTGTTTCACTTATTGGTATGAACTCCAATCTTATGAAACAATATTTGGAATTCGTTACTGATGGATTGTTGGTTAAGTTTGGATGTAAAAAAGAATTCAATGTTGAACAACCATTCAAGTTTATGGAACAAATTGCAGTTGAAACAAAGGGTAACTTCTTTGAGTCAAGAACAATGGAATACCAAAAAGCTAAACTAAATGAAGAGTTATCATTTGATTCTGATTTTTAATTTAATATTTTTATATCTATGATGTCATTAAAAATAAAAAAGAGAGGTGGGGAAGATGTTGCATTTAATCCTCAAAAAATTTATAACAGAATTAAAAGAGCTGCGAAAGGGTTAACCGTAAACTCTGACGAAATATTCATTAAGGTGATTACATCAGTACCAACTGAAGGTAACATAACAACAAAAGAGTTGGATAAACTTGTGTATGAAATTGCTGCGGCGTATACAGGTAGTCACTATGACTATTCAAGACTTGCATCATCAGTTGCTATTTCATCGTATCACAAAGAGACCGACCCAAGTTTTTCTAATGTAATGCACACATTACACGTTGATGGTGTAGTTCACGATGATTTGATGGCAAAGATTGAAGAGTATGGTCCGTCCAAGATTGACGAAGTTATCAATCATGAAAATGATTATAATTTTGATTACTTTGGTTGGAGATCATTACAAGAGATGTACCTATTGAAAACACCTAAAGGAAAAGTTATCGAAAGGCCACAACATATGTACATGAGAGTCGCGTTGTGGGTAACAAATACTTTTGAAGAAGCGGTCGAATACTATGAGTCATTGTCAAGTCAACGTATTTCCAAGGCGACACCAATTATGATTAACTCAGGAACAAAAGTTCCTCAGTTGGCGTCATGTGTATTACACTACAATAACTCCGATTCTAGAGATGGATTGTTGAAAACTTTGAATGATATTTCAACATATTCATCAGACGCTGCAGGTATTGGATTATCGATGTCTAACATCAGAAGTAAAGAAAGTCGAATTACATCTTCAGGTGGATTTGCGGGTGGTTTATTGAAGTACTTGAAGATTGTTAATGAATCACTAAGATTCTTTAATCAACAAGGAAGAAGACCTGGTAGTGCTGCAATCTATTTAGAACCATGGCATAAAGATATTTTCGACTTGTTGGATATCAAAAAGAATACAGGTGCTGAAGAATTGAGAGCGAGAGACTTATTCACAGCATTATGGATTCCTGATAACTTCATGAGAGCGGTTAAGAATAATGAAGATTGGTACTTATTCTGTCCTAACGACATTATCAAAGCTGGTATCAAACCTTTACAAGAGTGTTATGGTGAAGAGTATGAACAAAACTATCGTAAGGCGGTTGACTTGGGTATTGGTCGTAAGGTAAAGGCTCAAGAAGTATGGAGTAAAGTAATTGAATCTCAAATTGAGACGGGTGTTCCCTACTTGTGTGCTAAGGATAGTGCCAACAAAAAAACGAATCATCAAAACATTGGTGTGATTAAACAATCTAACTTATGTAATGAAATTTATCAGTACACTGACGAAAAAACTACTGCGATTTGTACCCTATCTTCAATTGTGTTGAAAAACTTTATTGTTGATGGTAAGTTTGATTATAACCTTTTAATCCAAGAAGTAAGAAAAGCGGTAAGAGCGTTGAATAATGTTATTGATAAAAACAATTATTCTACAGAAAAAGGTCTTAAGGGTGGTCTTGAACAACGAGCAATTGGAATTGGGGTTCAAGGATTGGCTGACGTATTCTGTCTTATGGATTATGTTTTCACTTCAGATGAAGCTAAATCATTGAACAAGAATATCTTCGAATCAATTTATTTTGCCGCAGTCACTGAGAGTAATGACTTGTGTAAGAAAGGTATTAGAAAACCTTATGAGTTCTTCAAAGGTTCTCCAATGTCAAAGGGTATTTTCCAATTTGATATGTGGGGTCTTAATGATTCTGATTTATTCTTAGATTGGGAAACATTGAAAAAAGATGTTCAAGAATATGGTGTTTGTAATTCATTGTTCACCGCTCAGATGCCAGTTGCATCATCAGCTAAGATTACAGGTTCATTCGAAATGACTGAACCAGCTCACTCGGCGTTATTCAATAGACGAGTTGTAGGTGGTGAAATTATGATTGTGAACAAATACTTGATTAATGATTTTGAGAAGATTGGTATTTGGTCTGAGGATTTGAAAAATGAAATCATTTTGAATGAAGGGTCAATTCAAAATATTAACTTCAATCAGTATCTTGATGTTGAAGATAAAAACTACAACAAAAAAGTTAAAAGGATTGAACACTTGATTCCGAAATACAAAACTATTT